TAGGACAAACCAACACAGTGACTATAAATCACTCACCAGGCGTTACATGGACAAGTGGATCGGGTGCACCGACTCATAGTGCAAGCCCCGGTTCATTATATACCAATACTGGCGGTGGATCAGGCACCACTCTTTATGTCAAAGAAAGTGGCACAGACAGCAATGGATGGGTAGGAAAGTAAATATTTCATGAAAAAAGTCTTGACTTTTGTGTTCAGTGTGTTATAATAGCTACTTAATTGATGAGAAACCATAATATGTTAGTACAAGCAATACAATTCGCCACTGAAATGCACAAAGGTCAAGTTCGTAAATATACGGGCGAACCGTATGTTGAGCATCCCATCGCAGTAGCTGATCTAGTTGAAGAATACCTAGACGCTAATGACTACTCTGACGAAGATGTGATTTATGCTATGGTTGTTGCTGTTCTTCACGACACTGTTGAAGATACTGTAGCGACAATTGAGACCATCGCTGAAATCTTTGGTAAAGAAGTTGCTAAAGGTGTCTGGTTTTTGACCAAAGTGCCCGATTTCGTGGGTAACAGAGATGAGCGAAAAGCTCTGTGTGAAGCAAGATTAGCAGCCGCACCTCGTATCATCCAAATCATCAAGACCTTCGATATGAAGCATAATAGCCTAAGTATTAAGCAATATGATCCAAAGTTCTGGGATCTCTTCCAGAAAGAGACAGATAGTCTTCTGTCTGCCATGAAAACTACTGAAATATTTTAAAATAGTGCTTGACTTTAGTTCCAACTGTGTTATAATATGTACTTAATTGATCGAGTTGAGAGAGAAAATATTATGAGTTATGAAGCTGTTGATTATTCAAGCCCTGAAGTTTTCGTTGATTATGTCATGTCTTTTTACAGTAATTCTCCAGAAAGTGTTTACCCCGAGTTCGACTTTAGTGAAGTTGAAGTCTACAAAGCTCTATCTACTCGCTTGACTCGTAAGAACTATGAACTGCCCTTTGAAGGCGACTCAGTTGATCGTGAGATCGTTCGAGACATCGTTCTTGAGTATCGTGCAGTAAAATAAGTCTTGACTTTTGTTCTTATTGTGTTATAATATATACTTAATGACTTAAAGAGAATATGATTATGAAAGAAGCTATTGAAAACCTCAAAAAAGCAATCATCGCAGATTATGCACTTTTTAACAGTCGCATGGACTCTGACGATGACTACAAAGCATCCCGCATTGCACAGTTCAAAGAAGAACTTGTCGTTGAAGAAGCCCGTAAATATATCAAAGTATTCACTCGAAGTGGAGGCACTATCTGGGGCTTCATTATGAAAGAAGATGATAATAAGTTCAAGAAAGGCGATCTTCTCAAAGCCGCTAGTTGGTCTGCTCCTGCTCGAAACAAAGCACGAGGAAACATTCTGACTGATGATTATGAAATCCGATGGACTGGCCCACTTTACCTTTAGGAGTTAAGATATGCAATCTGTATATTATGTGATTCGAGATATCAAAAGTAGGTTTTCAAGAGATTCTGACGAGAGCCTAGTTTCCCTGAACAGCGAACTGTTCTTCCATTCTAAGATCGAAGCAGATTCAGCGTTCATGAGTGCTAATCTACCCTCTTCACAGTATCGAGTCGAGAAGTTCGAAGTATGAGCCTAAGAGTAAAGCTAATACAACGCATGGATGCGTTACAGCAAATGATGGAGTCTAATGTTCATTTGGATGAACCCGAGCAAGTGATCGACTTGCTAGATAAAATTAAGTTTGCATGGTCTGCACTAAGCGAGGAAGATCGAGACTATATAGAATGTGTAGAGTATGCAATTGAAACCCAAGCTAGTTGGGACATTTAATGCGCTTGTAGTTCAGCTGGATAGAACATCCGCCTTCTAAGCGGAGGGTCGCAGGTTCGAATCCTGCCAGGCGCACCAATAATAAGGAGTTAATATGACTACTGAAGATAATGAAACTCAAATTCCACTTGATCTTGATATTCCAAAGAAGAGTGACCGTTTAGGAAGATCACTTTCGGCAAGAGTCTCAAGGCACAAAGCAAAGGCTATCAAGAAGCTAAAGAGTCTGAAGCAAGAAGCCGAAGCGTTTAAAATCTTCAATAAAGGCAATGGAAAGTAGTACTTGACATCTTAGGTCATATCATGTATAATGTATACATAAATTCTGGTAAGAGTACACTCACTATGTCTATCAAATACAGTATTTCTGGTCGATGTCGCAATGAAAAAGTTGTTGATATCTATGTGTGTAATCTGCTCAAGGCATTGAAGATAAATCGACTGTCTAGTAAAAATATCGACATTGAGTTCAAAGGTAAGTTAGATGGGTCTGCCCAAGGCTTTTGTATTGGTGATAAGTCTCAAGTAGTTATTCAGATTGCCAAGAGTTCTTCTGGTCGGAATATGTCGTTCTTAGTACAGATGCAGACTCTAGCACACGAGCTAACTCACGCCAAGCAGTTTCTTCGTGGTGAACTTGGATATGATGAAGATGGTGAATTTACTTGGAAAAATAAGAGTGCAAATGGATATAAATATAAAAATCAGCCTTGGGAGAAAGAGGCAGACAAACAAGAAAAGGCTCTCTTTTTAGAGTGCTTTCCATTTCACATAGATATTAGGTAAACATGGTAAATTTTAAAAATTATAGAGGAAAAGGAAAGTAGTACCCTTGAGGTTAGAATATGAAAATTGATATAAGCGTATCGTTAGATACAAATGAAGACAATGAAATCGGCGCAGAGTTACTAGAAATCTTAGTTGCCCTGAAAGAAAGAGTTGATCAACTTAATGAAGAAAATAATGGAGAATGAAATGAGTTATAAGAAAGACGATGTAGTAAGTGTAATCACCAATGCAGGCGAGTATGTTGGTAAATTCAAATCTGAAGGTGGTGATACTTTCACGATCACAAAGCCACGAATGTTAATCAGTGGTGAAGGCGGTGTTGGTTTTGCACGAGGTATTTGTGTGACCGGTAAAGAAGATGCCGCTGAACTTACTTTTCAGAAGACCGGTATCGTATTTACCACAGAAACTAGCGATGTTGTAGAAAAGGCATTTGTCGAGTCTACTACAAGTATTGTTATGACTGGTGGCGAAGGTATCATAGCATAATGAAAGTCAACCCCGACAACAAACTTGAGAAATTGTTCGAGAGACTCCGACAAGAAGGATGGTATTGTGGTTGGGGTTTGGCTTGCTGTCAATCTTGTGCATGGGATGACGTTCCATTCGAGCATGAAGTAGGTCCATTCAAAGGGAAAGATATCGATTTCGATAAGTGTCTGTTCAATCACGAGCAAGACTGTGAGATCGATGTTTTCGACCTAGATGAGAATGCTGAAGAGTGTGAAGTGTGCTATGGTGATGATGAAGATTGTCCACACTGTAAAGGTACTGGTTGGATTGTAGATGAGTCAGTTCTTGAAGAACTTGACATAGCTAATCGAGAGTATTGTGCTTTTCCGCACTACACTTATGATGAGCAAAAAGAATCCACTTTCTGCTATTCAGGCGACAAAAATGGCGTGAAGAATCTAAAAGCAATTCTGCCGATCATCGAAGAAATGGGCTGTACATATCATTGGAATGGTAAAGGTAATAGTAGAATCAGTATTACTTGGGAGTGAGAAAGTGTTAGAGAATAATGGTGCAAAACTTATTAGAAGTTGTCTAGAAACGCCTGATGGTACGATTCTTCAGTCTCGTAGTCGTCATGATTATCGACAACATTTAGATGAGAATGGTAAGACCTATATGCTTGATGGTGGTTTGGATTATGTAAGATGTTCTGCTCATGGTGATGAGGTTCATCATTGTGTCTGGAATGATGATCCATTCGATAAGATTCGTGAAGCAATGGAGTGGGGCAGTTACGGTCCTAAAGGTGATCAGCCACTCACATACAAGAAGTTGTGTGATATGTCTACTGAACACATCGAAGCAGTCCTGAAGAATGTCTCTAATATTCTTCCACAATTCAGAGAAGCATTTGACTTAGAACTTAAATTGAGAGAGAGCGAAGATGCCTCTTCGTTTATCGCATCAAATAATTAATGGAGAAATAGTATGAAAATGTTACAAGGTAATGTACTCGTGACTGAAGTTGAGAAAGAGAAAACCACAGCAGGTGGCATCATTCTCACAGACACTGGAGCCATAGATAAAGCGACTCAGCCAGCATTGGTTTTAGCAATCAGTCCAGAAGTAGAAGAAGTTGGCACAGTTCAACCTGGCGATCAAGTACATCTAAAGTGGACTGAATCTCAACCAATCAATGTAGATGGTAAGAAAGCCGCAATCATTCATTACTCGCATATCAAAGCGGTGCTGTAATGTCTAAGAAATTCATTCATGTAAATCAGCATAAGATTCGATCTAATCTGAAGCATGGAACGAATGAAGCTGTAATCACTGTGAAAGAAGGTAAGAGTAATACTTACGGACATTCAGTGGAAATACATGGCCCTAGCAAGATATTGTATAGCGGTGGAGATAACAAGCCTCTACTAGCTTGCGGTGCTAGAGTCGTAATCGAAACGGAAAGTGAAATAACAATAACATGAAAAAGTGGTGGAGAATTTGGGCTAAGTCTCTTGGCGAGAAAGTTGGAGAGACAGATAAGCAGGCAGATACGATTGCTATCATCAGAACATTCTGGTGGTTCGTTCATATATCTACCTGCTTTTTTATTATCCTAAATGCTATCGCAACTCATGGATGGGGGTTAATAGGACAATGAGTGCAACACATGGTGGAAAGGGTAGCAAACAGCGACCAACAAAAGACCAGAATAAGTTTGATAGTAACTGGGATGCGATATTTGGCAAGAAAGATAAGCCAAGTGTAGTACGAGGCACTAGGCCTACTGCTGTAGACGATTGCGCTACTGTAACGCAAGAGAGTGCCAGCAAGTCAAAGGAGAAGTGATATGGGTACAAAATTAGCAGGCATTATGGCAGTAGTGACATTCATTGTTTGTGGATTGTTCTATTGGTATTATAATGATACCCAAGAACGAATGGCAATCCTAAATGAAAACAATGCCAAACTAGAAACAGCAGTTCAAATCAGTGAACAAGCTGTGGAGTCTCTTCAAGCAGACTACGAGAAAGCGAATCAAGAGTTAGGTGAACTCAATGAGAAGTTCAGCAACATTCGCAAACAGAATAAGACTCTATCCAATAAGTTGGGTAGACATGATCTAGGTAATCTAGCAGAGAACAAGCCTGGATTAGTTGAAAAAGTTATCACTAAAGCAAGTGGTAAAGCAAATCGGTGCTTTGAGTTAATCTCGGGTGCTGAACTAACTGAGAAAGAGAAGGAGGCTACAAATGGTAAATCGTTCAATAGTGAATGCCCTTGGCTGTTTGATAACTATCGCACTGATTAGTGGCTGTAGTAGTATGCCAAAGCAGATCGTAGTATCTGCTGAACCGATTGAAAAGCCAAAGCTAATACTTCCACAAGCAGATGAACTTGATCTTCGTGATGTAGAGTGGGTAATCATCACAGAAGAAAACTGGGAAGAGCAGTGGGAAAAACTCCAAGAGAGTGGTGATGCATTAGCCTTCTTTTCAGTAAGCGATAAGGGTTATGAGAATCTGGGATTGAATTACTCTGATCTAAGAGCATTCATTCAACAACAAGATGCTATCATTGCCGCTTATAGAGGCTACTATCAAGAATCAGAAGAAGCGTTTGACGAAGCAAATGCTGAAGCAGAAGAGGCTTTTGAAGAGCAAGCAAAGAAAAGTGAGAAAGGATTTTTCGGTAGACTATTAGATTGAGGATATTATGAGTAAAAAGTATGCAGTTGTAACAACAGTCCACACATTCAGACATCGTTATGTGATATCAGAAGATAGACTTCAGAGTTTGAATACAGATATGCCTGTCGAGTTAGAGTGGGCAAATGATACTGTCCTCTGTGAAGAGATAGACGAGTTTTCTCAGAAGTCTCTAGGCGAAACTATACTTGATACTGAGTGGATGGAAGAAGATACTGTTCTAGAATTGTTTGATAGAGATAATGATTATCTAGCAGAATGGTCTGATGATCAGAAATTAACTTTTATTAATCACGGACTATTACTTGACAGAGACGAAGAGTCCTGATATAATATGACAAATTCAGAGAAACCTGTGGTAAAGATATTCGGATCTGATAGCTGTTTTCATTGCTTGAAGTGTAAGCAAATGTGTGAAGCAATGCAGATTGAGCATGACTATCTAGACATCTATAAGGATCCTGAAGCATATGCAATGTTTAAACGACTGTTTCCTGAGGCGGAAGGTATACCTCAAGTTCTATGGGAAGACGAGCATATTGGTGGGTATATAGGATTAACTCGCAAAATTGATGAATTTATAACTATTATTAATAACTATGGTGAAGGAGAAATACAATGAATAAGTCTGAAGTGGTAAAAATGTTGAATGAAGGTATCGTTACTGTTAATTTTACAAAAGCTGATGGTACGCCTAGAATTATGGAAGCAACCTTAGATCAGTCTCACATATCATACACAAATGCTACTGATGTTGTCCACACTAAGCGTAGTCCAGATTCAGTTCAAGCTGTTTGGGATATATCTGCTAACGGTTGGAGATCATTCAGGTGGGATAGCATTAGTGGCGTTAATGGCGAAAACACAAAAATAGATACTGCAAATTAATTCTGTTGACAAGTGCTGAGTTATGTGTTATCATGATTCTTTAAATTAGTGGAGTAGCAGATGGCTAAAACTAAAAAACGTGCAATACCTCGAAGAGGCAATGCCGCTAAGTTAGCAGAAGAAAGCAATATCGGTAGAGAGACTATCGACTGGAAAGAAGTGTCTTCAGAAGATTATCGAAGTAAAATTCTTGAAACCTTGAGACATTATGGATATTTTTACGAGAAGAAGTCGTATGTCTCTTGGGCGCAAGAATGGGTCAAGACCAATCGCCCAAACGATATAAAAGCTTTCAAAGCCAGTGAAGATTGGAGAGTCTCTGCTACTCTAGCCTCTCTTATGAAAATGCAACTTATGGGCGCAGAACTTGATCTTGCGGCAACAGATTTCATCAATGATAATCTGAATGAAATTATACGATTTGGTCAGACTAATATAGACAATGCTGTCGATGTTGTCGAAGATGATAAACCTGTTGTGAAAAAGAAGAATCCCTCTGAGTTGTTGAAAGAAAAGACTCTTGGCATTATGGGAGAGATAGAGGGGTTTATCGATGACCACATAGAAGGGAACTTAGATAGTAAGTTCTCTCTATACTCTTATCTAAAGGGAATTGATGCCGCGGCACAAACTGCTCATGATATCGTTAAGTTCTATAAAGAGATGGAAGCTGAGTTATCAGAACTCTGTGAAGAAAAGCCAGACGATCTAGTTGAAGGATATAGCAATATGACTGTATCTGAGCAAAAATCATTGCGTAAACTAGTTCTATCTATGATTAGCGATACTGAGAAGTATGTGTTGAGTAAGAAAGCAACACGCAAACCTCGTGTTAAGAAAGCGACACCCGCAACTAAGCAAGTCGAGAAAGTGATCTATCAAAAAGAGTCTGCTGAGTATAAGATAACCAGTACAAGCCCCGCATACATTGTCGGTGCTACTGAAGTCTATCTGTTTAACACTAAGACACGAGTTATCAAGTATCTAGTGACAAACAACAACGATGGGTTTATCGTGAAAGGTACGTCAATCAAGAACTATGACGAAGAGTTGTCGTTCAAGAAGAAGTTGCGTAAACCTGAAGAGACTATCGACTCTATCAACAAAGTGACTAGACTAAGAGCATTGAAGGCACTTAAAGCACTCAAGACTACACAGTCTGCGACTGATGCTAGAATTAACGCTGATACCGTGATTCTGAAGGTGAACAAGTGAAGGATAATGTAGTAGACTTCACTAAAGCCTTTGAAAAGCGAAAGAAACGAGACGAAGAGATCGATGCTATTGTGCTTGAAAGTGACAAGGAAGTCGCTGAGATTTTCTCTGTAGTGAATGCTAGAGAGACTGTATGGGCTTTAAGGGGAATGGGCATTAATGTCGAGAATGATCCAAGAACAATGCTTGATATATTGACAATCATTGAAGCCTCTAAGGCTCTAGTCTATCGTTCCATAGGTGAGGAGTATCCATTCCATTTTGCTAATATTGTATTTGAGGATGTTCAAAAAGAGAGCGGAGTTAATATGCAGAATATGCTTGACGACTTCATAGACGCTATGGAAGAATATTTTGATGGAATGGAAGAATGATAGATTACACTCTAAAGAAAAATTGGGATAGTTTAGATAGTCTGAATAAGAGAATTAGTAGTGATTATAGTTCCAAAAAGACTAAAGAGATGGTAAAGTCTTTTGATGGAATACAGTTAGTTAGTAACAAATTTACATACTCGCTTTTTGATGGCGAGTTGACCAAAAGTAAAAAATAACTTGACAATGCAGTTAACTTATGTTATAGTATACACTATTAAATTAAGTTAGGAGAGAGAAAATGATACTGGTAGATATGAACCAAGTCATGATCGCAAATATGATGATGCAGATCGGTAATCATCAGAATGCTGAGATTGATGTGAATATGTTAAGGCATATGATACTGAATACGTTAAGAGCAAATCGTAAGAAGTTTACTGCTGAGTTTGGTGAACTGGTTATTTGCTGTGATGACAAGAACTATTGGCGTAGACAGATATATCCATACTACAAAGCGAATCGTAAGAAGTCCCGAGATAGTTCAGAGTTAGATTGGAACTCTATCTTTCAGGCTCTTAATAGTATTCGTGAAGAACTAAAAGAGTTCTTTCCGTATAAAGTTATTCAAATAGAAACCTGTGAAGCTGATGATATCATCGGTGTGGTTACTCATGAAGAGGGTACTATACTGAACGCAGGTGAGCCTATTCTAATTCTGTCTGGCGATAAAGATTATATACAACTTCATAAGTATGCCAACGTGAAGCAGTATGATCCTGTAAGAAAGCGTTGGATATCTAACTCAAATCCAGAAAAGTATCTCGCAGAGCATATACTCAAGGGCGATGCCGGTGATGGAATACCAAACGTATTGTCTGCTGATAATTGCTTTGTTATGGGCATACGACAGCGACCAGTAACGCAGAAGCGTATCGCTGAGTGGGCTGATATAAATAATATGCAAGATGAAGTAAAACGTAACTATATGCGTAACAAGGCTATGATTGATTTGACTGAGGTGCCTCAAGGCATGAAAGATCAGATTCTCAAAGCCTGGTATGAAGAGAATGGTAAAGACAGAAGTCAGTTACTGAATTACTTTATCAAAAACAAACTAAGAAATTTAATGGAATGTATAACGGAGTTTTAAAATGACTACATTATCTCTGGCAGAGATTGTTAACACTGCCCGAAAAGCTGAGAAAGTTGAAGAGAAGATTGCTATTTTGAGAAAGCATGATAGCCGTCAATTAAGAGATGTATTAGCATTGATGTGTGATGCTAGATGGACTTTTGATTTACCAGATACTGAACCACCATATAACCCATCCGATATTCATGAGTCTCATGGCTTGTTGTATCGTGAGATGAGGAAAATGCCTTATTTTGTTGAGCAGAGTTCAGACGGCAAAGCCCTGAGCAGAGTGAGAAAGGAAGCATTGTTTATTCAGATGCTAGAAACCGTTGATGCGGACGATGCCAAGTTGATTCTGAGAATGGTCTCTAAGCAACCATATCCTGATCTTTCTCCTGAAGTAATCAATGAGGCATGGCCTGAAGCAATATCGGATCCTATACCGGTGAAGCGTGGTCGTGGTCGACCAAAGAAGAACGAACAGTAAGGTAAAGTAGCATGAGTAAAAATAAGAGCAAGAAGTTTCGGGAGTGGATGGATGAGGACTTTGACAATAAAAAGGACTCAAAACGATATGATAGGCGTAAGGCTGACATCAAAGAAGCCAGAAAGCAAAAGAGAAAAACCCGAGACTCTTACTAAATTGAGGAATTGATTATGAAAAATCGAAGAGACGACTTGATAGAAGCATCAATGTCTTATATGCAAGCCCAAGCTGGCAAGCATAAAATGAATATTGATATCTTGTTGGATAATGGTGTTGGTTTAGCTGAACACCCAGACATCATGGAAACCATTGAATCTGAGCTAGAGAAGATGTCCGAGTACTGTGACAAGTATGAGATGCTTCAAAACTATTTTAAATAGTGCTTGACTATACTTTACTCTTTATGCTATAATACAGAGTATTTTAATGATGAGGAATGTGATGAACGACAAGATTATATTAGTTGACTGCGATGGTGTTCTGCTCGATTGGGAACATAGCTTCAAAGTCTGGATGAAAGAGAAAGGCTACAAAGTAAAGAATGCCGAAGAGTATTCTATGGCTAAATGTTATGAGATGGAAAAGCCAGAGATGAAGAAGCTGATTCGCCATTTCAATGAAAGTGCTACGATGTGTTGCCTACCACCTCTACGAGATGCTGTAAAGTATGTTCGTAAAATTCACGAAGAGCTAGGTTATGTCTTTCACTGTATCACTAGCATGACGCTTGATCGATATGCGAACAAGCTGAGAGAACAAAACCTTGAAAACTTATTCGGTCCAACTGCTTTTGAAAAGGTTCAGTGTTTAGATACTGGTGCTGACAAAGACGATGCACTTCTTCCTTATATTGATAGCGGTTGTATGTGGGTTGAAGACAAGTTTACAAACGCTGAGTTAGGCGATAGACTTGGATTATCGTCTGTGTTGATGCAACATCAGCACAACATTGGCTATGAGAACGATGCAATTCCCGCAGTAGAAAGTTGGAAAGAAATCTATGAAATGCTCTCATAAGGGCTTCATTTGATATAAATATCATTATGGTTAGATGTGAAGTTAGGGCAATCTAAGGATTGTCCATTTTTTTATAAATTGGAGAATAGTATGCCTATATATCAATACAAGAATGAAGAAACTGGTGAAGTGACTGACCATTTTATGTCCATCGCTGACATGGAACAATTCGACATCGACAACCCCCATATGAAGAAAATCATCCATGCTCCTGCTATAGGCGATGCAATGCGGCTAGGAGTTAGAAAAATAGATGATGGCTTTAATGATATCTTAAAATCAATAAAGAAAGATAATCCGGGGTCCACAATCAGAGACAAATAAGGATTTTTTAATGCCTGCACAACAACAAGATAGACTAACTAAAAGGCAAAGACGAGTACTAAGACAACAGGGAATATTAGACACAGATAATCAACTTTCATCAGGATTTACAGTTAAGAGCGATATTGCTCCAATGACTGATAATCAGGCTTTAGCCTTTGAGTCGTGGGATGAAGGTCAAAACTTAATGTTACACGGTATAGCCGGAACTGGTAAGACCTTTCTAGCACTATACTTTGCACTTAAAGAAACGCTGAAGACGAATACGCCGCACAAGAAAGTCTTCATTGTTCGATCAATAGTTCCAACAAGAGATATCGGATTTCTACCTGGCTCTCAGAAAGACAAGATGAAAGTCTATGAAGCCCCTTACTATGACATATGTAGTAAGCTATTTGGTAGAGGTGATGCATACGAGATTCTCAAGCAACGGAACAATGTAGAGTTCATATCTACTTCCTTTCTTCGTGGTTCTACATTCGATGACTGCATTATCGTAGTTGACGAAGTACAGAACATGAGCGATCAAGAACTACACACCGTAATGACTCGTGTTGGTGAAGACTGTCGAATCATCTTTGCAGGCGATGTAAAGCAAGACGATCTCACAAGCGAACGCAAGAAAGAACTTTCTGGACTGAAGATATTCATGGAAGTGATTCGCAATATGCGAGAGTTCGACTTTGTTGAGTTTCTAGCCAATGATATTGTAAGAAGCAATCTTGTAAAATCATATATAATAGAACGAGATAGACAAGGACTATAGAGAATGTCAGCAACCGAGCCAGAAGGTAAAGAAATATATCTAGTATCAGTGGGTAGACACGCCTTTGGTGGTGGTGCGAGTCTTCAAGAGCCTAACACGATTAGGGATGCAGAAGATAGGAGTGAGGGTTTTGATGATGATCCCTCAACGCCTTTAATCGATGAAGCAGAAGTGTATGGATTGTTAGAAGCAGACGCATATTATGTTAACGGAGGATATAAGTATCCTACTCATGGAGCGGATTATAGGACTGCTGATACTTTGGCCTCTGATCCAATACACCTTCCTCCTAGCTACATTTATGGCGGCACTTCACCTGCCACTATTGATCAGAATGATCCTCTTCAGTGTCATATGTTACTTGAGTTCTGGCCAGAAGGTTATGCAAAACGCAACAGCACCAACTGGACTATAACAAGTGTCACACTCATTGGAAACAATGCGCCATCAGGTAACGGCTACATTGTTACGCCTGTTGCTCAATCCGATCACTATCTACTCTCGATTTATAATCGATTATGGCCTACATATCCATTTCAAGAACAATATGATTGCATCATGCAAGATAATACGAGAGCCACGTTCAACACCGTAGCAGAGGCTCAGGCAGCTACAAATCCATCTCTACTATCTCTGGTAGAATTGGAATTGCCTAGCACTAATGAATTTACATTCATTGGTACACTGAGTATAACTTACGAACACACAAACTCAAATACATTTACAGAGACTGTCGGTATCACTCAGACTGTATACAACAAAATCGATAAATACATAAGTAAAATTCAAACAATTGCACCGCCAGGCACTCAGCTAGGTCCAGGTAGTGCCGGATATCCAGATTTACCAGACGGAACTTAATTTATGCCAGCACCATCAGCAAGAGTAGGAGATGCGATTATTACCGGTCACGCCTGTAGTGCAACATCTACTATCGCATCCTCATTACAGGCTAAAGTATTTGTAGCTTTTTCTCTTGGTGCTGTTACAGGCAGCCCTATTGCTCCTCACACAATTCTAGCAGGCGATAAGTGTATTCCTCACCCCGCATTCACCCTCGCAGGATCACCAAAAGTATTCTTTGGTGGAATCCCCGCAAATCGAGTTGGAGATGGTGCTGATATGGGCGCAATCATTTCTGGCGCTCCAAACGTCATCATCGGACCATAATTCCTTATAACTAAAAGTTCTAAGCTTATAACAAATTATTCTAAAAAAGCCCTTGTAATTATCCTCTAGTTTGATATAATACTTGTATTGAATTGATAAAGAGAGATGATTATGACTAGATTTGACAAAGAAAGTTTCACATGGGACGGCTCGTTCCTTATGTACAACGGCCCTTACGAGGGTTCACAAACAATGGATGAGTTCAATCCAAATTGTCATCCATCATGGGTTGGTAAGATGAAGCCCGCTTTCATCGCTCGATTCAAATACGGTTCTAAGCCTTGGAAATCGTGGGCTAACTTCCTAGTTA